TAATGTACTATACAAAACACATAACGATAACAAACACTGACGAGACTTCTGTCTTTACTATCCCTAATGGATACGTGGTGTACATTAATTACATCTATGTGGCTAACCACGGTGGTAGTACAAATAGCGTAGACCTTTGGTGGGAAACAGGTGGCGTAGACCAGATGTACTTCTTTGACGGTACGTCTATAGGCGGTGGAAACAGAGAAATACTAGGTGGTCAATCAGAAGCTCCTATTTTTGTTTTGCATAATGGAGATACAGTTAAAGCTCAAGCTTCTTCATCAGGTGATATTGAAATAGCATTTACCTTTAAACTTGTAGAACAAGCACCAGCATTTGTAAACTTCAATGGATCTTAATATTGAACTACTGCCTTGGCAACAAGATGTCTGGGCAGACGACACAAGATTTAAAATAGTAGCAGCAGGTAGACGTACAGGCAAATCTAGACTAGCTGCTTGGATGTTAATAGTTAACGCACTTCAGGCGGACAGAGGCCATGTATTTTACGTCGCACCTACTCAGGGACAAGCCAGAGACATCATGTGGCAAACCTTGCTTGAACTGGGGCATCCTGTTATCAGCGGTAGTCATATTAATAATCTGCAAATTAAGCTTGTCAACGGCGCTACAATTAGTCTAAAGGGTGCAGACAGACCAGAGACGATGCGAGGTGTCAGCCTTAAGTTCCTAGTAATGGACGAGTACGCTGACATGAAACCTGAGGTATTTGAGCAGATCCTGAGACCTGCTTTGGCTGACCAAAAAGGATGTGCAATGTTCATAGGAACACCTATGGGAAGAAATCATTTTTATGAATTGTACAAGTATGCGGAACTAGACAATGATGAAACGTACAAAGCTTGGCACTTTACTTCTTATGACAATCCATTATTGGACCCGTCTGAAATTGATATTGCTAAAAAGTCTATGTCTTCTTATGCGTTTCGTCAAGAGTTTATGGCGTCGTTTGAAGCCCGTGGGTCAGAGATGTTTAAGGAAGACTGGGTACAGTTTAGTGAGGATAAGCCGGAAATAGGAGATTACTACATTGCTGTTGACTTGGCAGGCTTTGAAGAAGTCAATAAGAAAAAAACCAAGAACAGTAAACTTGACGAAACAGCCATTGCCGTGGCTAAGGTCAATGAGCATGGTTGGTATGTTGACAATATCATATACGGTAGATGGTCACTTGACGAAACAGCAACTAAGATATTTCAGGCCGTTAGAGACTACCGTCCCGTATCGGTGGGAATCGAAAGAGGCATCGCTAAACAAGCCGTTATGTCACCTTTAACGGACCTACAAAAAAAACACGGTACATTTTTTAGAGTAGAAGAACTAACTCACGGTAACAAAAAGAAAACTGACAGGGTGATGTGGGCGTTACAGGGTAGATTTGAAAACGGCTACATAACTTTAAACAAAGGCGAGTGGAACAGTAGATTTTTAGACCAGTTGTTTCAATTCCCCGATCCATTAACCCATGACGACTTGGTGGACGCACTAGCGTACATCGACCAGTTAGCAAATGTGGCTTACGACTACGATTACGAAATCGAAGACCACGAAATCTTAGACGTAGTAGCAGGGTACTAATATGAGTGAATTATACGAAACAGACCCACTTATGGTTGAGCAAACTATTGAAGACTGGGTCATAACTAAATGTGAAGACTGGAGGGACTACTACGAAAGTAATTATGAAGCAAGATTTGAAGAATATTATAGACTATGGCGTGGCATATGGGACCCTTCTGACAGTGAGCGTAGGTCTGAGCGTTCCCGTATTATTTCTCCTGCACTTCAACAGGCAGTTGAGTCTAATGTAGCGGAGTTAGAAGAAGCCACCTTTGGACGTGGAAAGTGGTTTGACGTAAGCGATAACTTTGGTGATACTCAAAAACAAGACGTACAATTTTTACGTAACAAATTAACTGAAGACTTTGAAAACTGCATGGTACGTAAGGCCGTAGCAGAGTGTCTCATTAATGCTGCGGTGTTTGGTACAGGTGTTGGTGAAATTGTCATTGAAGAAATGAAAGAAATGGCCCCTGCTACTCAACCAATTATGGACGGGGATTTACAAGCAGTAGGAGTAAGTGTTACAGACCGTGTCAAGGTAAAACTTAAACCTGTACTGCCTCAAAACTTTTTAATTGACCCTGTAGCTACATCTGTAGAAGACGCTCTGGGTGTAGCTATTGATGAGTTTGTTAGCAGGCATCAAGTAGAGCAGCTACAAGAGCAGGGCGTGTACCGTGACGTATACGTAGGTATGGCCGCTCCTGATACGGACTTAGAGCCTGACCAAGACATTACTATTTACAACGACGACAAAGTACGACTTACGAAGTACTATGGTTTAGTGCCACGAGAGCTTCTAGATTCGGCTTTAAGCGAAGAAGACGAAGAAGCAGTACCAGAAGAAGAGTCTAACTCACGTTACGTAGAAGCCGTTGTAGTAATTGCTAACGGCGGTATACTTTTAAAAGCCGAAGCCAACCCTTACATGATGGAGGATCGTCCTGTAGTTGCATTTCCTTGGGACGTAGTACCCGGACGCTTTTGGGGTCGTGGAGTCTGCGAAAAAGGTTACAACAGTCAAAAAGCACTTGACACAGAGCTACGTGCTCGTATTGATGCATTAAGCCTTACTATACACCCAATGATGGCTATTGATGCTACTCGTCTACCACGAGGCGCAAAACCAGAGGTGCGTCCCGGTAAGATGATTCTAACCAATGGAGATCCTCGTGAAGTACTTCAACCGTTCAACTTTGGTCAAGTTAGTCAAATTACTTTTGCTCAAGCCGGAGCACTGCAGCAGATGGTACAGCAAGCAACAGGAGCAGTGGACTCAGCAGGAATTGCAGGTCAAGTTAATGGCGAGAGTACTGCCGCTGGTATTAGTATGTCTCTTGGCGCTATTATTAAACGCCACAAGCGTACACTAATTAACTTCCAGCAGTCCTTTTTAATTCCGTTTGTTAAAAAAGCAGCTTATCGGTACATGCAGTTTGACCCTGAGTCATACCCTGTAGCTGATTATAAGTTTAACGCAAGCAGTACTTTAGGCATCATTGCCAGAGAGTATGAAGTTACTCAGCTTGTACAGTTGTTGCAAACTATGGGTAAAGACTCACCATTGTATAATACGCTTATTCAGTCTGTTGTAGACAACATGAACTTGTCTAACCGTGAAGAACTTCTGGCAGCATTGGCGCAAGCTTCACAGCCTAATCCACAGCAACAACAAATGGCTATGGCCGCACAACAAGCACAAATGCAATTCCAGCAGTCACAAACAGCAGCGTTGTCTGCTCAAGCTCAGGAATCACAAGCTAGGGCTGCTAAGTTGGCTGCAGAAGCTCAGGCAGTGCCTCAGGAACTTGAGATTGACAAGATCAACGCTATTACCCGAAACCTTAAAGAAGGCAACGCAGAAGACAAAGAGTTTGAACGTCGCATGAAAGTGGCTGATACTCTCCTTAAAGAAAAGCAAATACAAGGTAAAAATAATGTTAACCAACCACGAACTGAAAGCCCTGCTCCAACAAGTCAACCAAGAGTTTCAAGTCCACTGGAACCGAATAGCGGAGTTGGAAGCCAAGGTGGAGGAGTTATCTAATGCCAAAGTCCAAGGACCCAAAACTAGCACGAGCGGGCGTAAGCGGGTACAACAAACCAAAACGGACGCCTAGTCACCCGACTAAGAAGTTTGTAGTAGTAGCCAAAGAAGGTGACAAAACCAAGACCATACGTTTTGGTGACGCTAAGATGACTATTAAGAAAGACCAGCCTGCGCGACGGAAGTCGTTTAGAGCACGTCACAAGTGTGACACAAACCCACCCAGCAAACTCACGGCGAGGTACTGGTCTTGTAAGAAGTGGTAAACAAAGCACCGCCTAGGTGCGGTTCAGCCGTGAGGCTAAAGCACGTCGTGATGACGTTAGGAGAACACAATGCGAACACTATTAGTAGCAGTATTGCTGCTGTCGTTACAGGCATCAGCAGACACTAAGATTCTCAT